TTAGAAGTTGCTAAATTAGTAACTGCATCGTGGGTATATAATAACTGGAAAGAAACTGCATTTCTTATGAAGACTTATTTCTTGGTGGCTATTGTATTGCTTATGTTAATTACTTCAATGGGCATTTTTGGTTTTCTATCAAAGGCTCACATTGATACTAATATAATGATAGGTTCTAATCAAGTTAAAATACAAATGCTTGACCAGAGAGAATATCTGTTAAACAATAAACTTCAATACTTGCTTAAAAAAGCAGGTGATGACCCTGAGAAAATTAGTAGAAAAACTAATGCACTTGTACTAGCAACACAAAAAGAACTAGAAGTTCTAATTACAGAAAGACTTCCACTTTTATCTGAAGAAAATAAACTATCTGCTGAGATTGGTCCTATTAAATATGTAGCTGAATTAGTTTATGGGTATTCTGATAAAGACATCATCGACAAGGCAGTAAGACTTGTTATACTTATCATCATTTTTGTTTTCGACCCTCTGGCTGTACTATTATTGGTAGCATCAAACATGTCATATAGACAGGCAAAGAACCGAGAAGAGCTTGACAACTTACCCTTTAATGATGTACCATCCACCCTTGATAAGAACAATAAACTTATTCCTAAATCATCAATTATGAAAATGTAAATGAGGCACAAATTATGAGCAGTATACTTGATAAAATAAAAAAGAATTCGACCATCAAAGAAAGTTCTATTCTTTCTGGTTCTAAATTCTTCACTGAAAAAGATATGATACCCACAGAAATACCAATGGTAAATGTGGCATTGTCCGGCAAAATAGATGGCGGATTAACACCAGGTCTTACAATGTGGGCCGGTCCATCTAAACACTTTAAAACTGCATTTAGTTTATTGATGGCAAAATCATATTTGGACAAATACCCTGATGCAGTATTATTGTTTTATGATTCAGAGTTTGGCACACCAAAGAAATACTTTGAAACATTCCAAATTGATATGAAAAGAGTTTTACATACTCCTCTAACAAACATCGAAGAACTTAAGTTTGATGTAATGAAACAATTAGAGGCGATTGAGCGTGGTGATAAAATTATTATTCTAATTGATTCTATTGGTAATCTTGCTTCTAAGAAAGAAGTTGATGATGCAATGGATGGTAAATCTGTAGCAGACATGTCTCGTGCTAAACAAGTCAAGTCTCTATTCAGAATGATTACACCACATTTAAATCTTAAAGATATACCAATGGTTGTAGTTAATCATACTTACAAAGAAATTGGTATGTTCCCTAAAGATATTGTTGGTGGTGGTACAGGTTCTTATTACTCTGCTGATAGTATATACATTGTTGGTCGTCAACAAGAAAAAGAGGGAAAAGAAGTTACAGGATATAACTTTATTATTAATGTAGAAAAATCTAGATATGTAAAAGAAAAGAGTAAGATTCCTATATCAGTATCGTGGGAAGGTGGTATACAAAAATATTCTGGTTTAATCTCTCTTGCAATAGAGGGTGGCTTTGTTTCTAAACCAAGTCCAGGATGGTATGCTAAAATTGACCGAGCGACTGGTGAAATTCAAGATAAGGTAAGATTGGCTGATACTCAAAACGAGCAGTTCATGAAATCTATTCTAGATAATCCAGAGTTCTCAGACTATGTGAAGAAAAAATATGAAATTGCCTATTCTAACATTATGGGAGAGAGTGGCTTATTATCTCCAGATGTTTTGGACAACAATGAATCCAAGCAAACAGAAACAGACAAAGTATAAACAAGATGTAGATTGGCAATTTGTCAATCCAGACAATACATCATTTGATGATGCACCTGTGACAGCAGTTGGTTTAATGATACCAGAATACGAAGGTGTTCTATATCATTATCATAAAGCGAGGGTAGTCGAAGAAGGCGAAGGCGCTCGGCTACAATTTGGTTTTACTATATTATCCCCAGGCACACATGATATAGAAGAACTTGAGAAAGACGGAGAATTTCAAGAAATTATGGGAGAAATTCTATCCGACATTATAATGGCACAAGAAAAACATGACAAACAGACTAGAATCGACAATACTAAAGAACCTGATATACAATGATGAATATGCAAGAAAGGTTTTACCATTCATAAGACCTGAATACTTTGCTGACAATTCTGAAAAGATAGTCTTTAAAGAAGTCTTTGAATTTATTCAACAATACAAAAATCCACCAACACATGAAGCTCTTGTAATTAATTTTACCGAGAAGAAAGACTTGAATGAAAATCAAGTTTCTGAATCTATTGAACTTCTAAAACAAATTCATCTCACTAAGAACGAACCAACTGATACTGCATGGTTAATTACTGAGACTGAAAAGTTCTGTCAAGACAAAGCAATCTATAATGCTATTATGGATTCAGTTCAAATACTTGATGACAAAGAACACAAAAAACCAAAAGGTGAAATACCAAAACTCTTATCAGATGCCCTTGGCGTATCTTTTGATAGTCATGTTGGCCATGATTACACTGAAGACCAAGATGCTAGATTTGAATCTATGCATAAAGTAGAAAACAAAATTAAATTTGATTTAGACTTATTCAATAAGATTACTAAAGGTGGTTTGCCAGTTAAGACTTTAAATATTGCTCTCGCTGGTACTGGTGTTGGTAAATCATTATTCATGTGTCACATGGCTGCTAATTGTTTATCTCAAGGTCAGAATGTTTTATATATTACCTTAGAGATGTCTGAAGAAAAGATTGCAGAAAGAATTGATGCTAACTTATTAGATGTTACAATGTCAGACTTACATACATTAAGTAAGAAAGATTTCAATGTTAAATTTGAGAACTTAAAAAGTAAAACACATGGTAAATTAATCATCAAAGAATATCCTACTGCAGCTGCCTCTGCATTACATTTCAGAGCTCTTATTAATGAACTTGCTTTAAAGAAGAGTTTCAAACCAGAAATTATCTTTATTGATTATTTAAATATATGTACATCTGCTCGTATAAGACCAGGTTCTAATGTAAATAGTTATTCATATATTAAATCGATTGCAGAAGAACTCAGAGGTTTGGCTGTAGAAGCAAATGTTCCAATAATGTCTGCTACACAAACCACAAGAGGTGGCTTTACTAGTTCAGACCCTGGTCTAGAAGATACTTCAGAATCATTTGGTTTGCCAGCAACTGCTGACTTTATGTTTGCTTTAATTAACAATGAAGAACTTGAGAATCTTGGTCAGATTATGGTTAAACAATTGAAGAATAGATACAATGACCCCTCTTATTATAAGAGATTCGTTGTTGGTATTGATAGAGCTAAAATGAGATTGTATGATGCAGAACCAAATGCACAACTTGAACTGTTAGATACTGGCACACAAAATGATAAACCAGTAAATACATTTGGCAGTCGTGAAAATAAAAACTATAATGACTTTAAAATATGAGTTTAACTAAAGAACAAGCAGTACATTGTGCTAAAGTATATTCAGATTACTTTGACCGATTTGAAAGAATCGATGATTACATTCGTGACCAGAAACTAAACTCTCTTGCTGATAGGCCTTTTGTTTTACCAGGCATGGGACCAGAAGAAGATTTGTTTTCTGATTTTAGTATTCATCCAAGAGATATGGATTTAGAAATTGTGGAATTACCACAAGACAAATGGGACATCTATCTCAATATGATTTCGTCTCATTCTAATATGACCAGTATTCCTGGTAGATGTTTAAGGTTGGCTGTATTAGAAAAAAATACTCAGAAATGGGTCGGGTTTATACGCCTTGGTTCGC